ATATCCATATGAAGAGGGTCCAAGAGATGGACCTAAAACGGGACCTGCACCTCCAGGCTTTACGCATTCTGGAGGACCGTCAACGATGGTTATGGTTCCTTTCTACAACCCTACAACGGGTGAAGAATGGACGGCGACAAGCGGAGGATGGAGTCCTGCACCGGGCTGGGTTCAAGGAACAAAGCCAGCAGATTGGAAGCCGCCAACAAGTGAACAGCCAAGTCCAGAACCTGAGCCGACTCCTCCCGTGCTGATCCCAGGCGGAGGAATTGATACTACTTCTGGTCTTGGCGCTAATCCACAAGGATATCAGGACCTTAAAACTGCTCCCGCAGGATTTAATTGGTCCGGTGGTCCGGTAAGAATTTCTCCTGAAAGTTTTTATAATCCAACAACAGGTGAGGAATGGACAGCAAATGCTGCTGGATGGGTTCCTCCTCAAGGCTGGGTTAAAGGAAAAAAACCAACAAGCGAGCAGCCAAGTCCAGAACCTGATCCAGAACCAGCGCCTCCACCACCACCTACGTTTGTAGATATGGATCCGCTGAAAGGAATGCGTGAACAGTTTGTTCCACGGAATATTTTGGGTCAGTCTTATGATCCAGAAGTTCGAGAAGACTTTGTTAAAAAAATGCAGTCGGGGGCTAATATATCTAGATACCCGACTTACCAAACGCCAACATCACCGATTCCTCAAACTCAGTTTGGAGGGTACGGACAGCCTATGCCTATGTCGCCACTAGCGCCATATGCTGGATTAGGTGCTCCGCCAATCCCACCAACTGGTGAAGATGAGCCGTATGATGAAGACGCAAGACCAGGAGGTCCTTCACAACCGCCTAGAGGAGGCGGAGTGTTTTAATGGATACAGTTAATCTCTCATCTTATATCTTTAAAAAACTTCAAAGGTTTGAAGAAGGTCATATTGAGTACTTGACTGGCGGGAACATTAAAACAATGGAGGACTATAAATTCGTGATGGGTGAGTTATCGATGCTTCGCACCCTTCGCGAGGAGTTAAAAGAAGCATTGCGAACTGAAGGAGACCCCGATGAGTAATCTGTCAGCAGCAGATACTCTCGCAAAATCGTCATTAGATGACGCGTATGTGAGTAGTGAGGACCGTGTTTTAAATCCAGATCTTCTGGACAAAACACTATTAGAAAGAATGCCAAACCCTGCTGGGTGGAAGCTTCTTGTTTTACCTTATAAAGGCAAAGGCGTAACAGAAGGCGGGATTGTTCTGACAAAACAAACCCTAGACAAAGAAGGTCTAGCCACTGTTATTGCTTATGTTCTTAAAAAAGGCCCATTAGCCTACCAAGATGACGATAAGTTTGGCGGCATACCTTGGTGTGAGGAAGGACAATGGGTGTTAATAGGCCGTTACGCAGGAGCCAGATTCTCTTTAGAAGATGACTCTGAAGTACGAATTATTAATGATGATGAAGTGATTGGGACTATTTTAAATCCCGATGACATTAAATCAGGTTGAGGTGAAACATGTCAGAACAAACGTTAAGCGAGGCCCTCGCTGATATTGATATTGATTTAGATATCAAAGACGAGGATATAAAAAGTGCAGCAATTCCAGCTAATCTAAGAAGTTCAGACGATGAGGTTCAAGATGAATCTACATTTGTTGAGCTTTCGGATGAGGAGCTAGAAGAAATATCTCCTGTTACAGACGATGAAGTAGCAGAAGATTTTTCAGCTAATGAAGAAGATTACGAAGAAGAAACTGAGGCTGAACGAAGAGCTAGAACTGCTCAAGAGCGGATTAATCAAGCTGTTCGTCAAGCTAAAGAATTTCAACGTAGAGAACTTCAAGCTGTCCAGTACGCTAAGCAACTGCAAGAAGAGAACAAAAAGCTTTCTGTCCAATCAAGACAGACAAGCGTTAACTCTGCCGCTCAGAACTTGCAGATACAAGAAAGCTATTCGAAGGAATTTGAAGGCAGAATCGAAGCTCAGGCTGACGCTGCTAAACGAAACCTTCAAAAAGCTTATGAGTCTGGAGATCCTGAGGCAATGGCAGAAGCTCAACAGCTTATTGCCAGAACTGAAGCCGACCGATCTTCTTTATCACAATACAAGCGCGAGCTTGCAAAGTATAAAGAAGATTATAAAAAGTGGGCCGAAAGTCAGGCTAACTATCAAGAACCAGAATATCAGATTCCAGATGATTATAATCAGGAACCTGAACCTCAGTACTTAGAACCTTCTAGTAAAGCCCAGGAATGGGCTGCACAAAACGAATGGTTTGGCACAGATAGAATTATGACTAATGTAGCTTTTGCAGTACATGACGAACTTGTTCGATCTGGAATTGACTTAGAGTCAGATGAGTACTATTCTGAAATTAATCGCAGAATTCGACAGGAACTGCCTCACAAGTTTCAAGAAGAGCGATCCGCAAGAAACAACAAATCCGTCCAAAGAGTTGTTTCTGGTACGCGCACAACAGGAAAAGGACGCAATCAAAACGATCGTAGAATTGAACTTTCGCCCACCGAACAACAGCTTGCGAAAAAACTCGGTGTGCCGTTCAAAGAATACGCAAAACAAAAAATGAGGTTAGAAAGATCATGAGTGAAGAGACAAAAGTAAAAGGTTCTGGAGGGTCCAGCAGGATGCCCAGAAGCGCAAGTGGAAGAGATTCCACAAAAGCTCGTCAACCATGGCGTCCACCTCAAATTTTAGAAACGCCTGAACCTCCACCTGGGATGAGGTATCGGTGGCTAAGAACTCATATTCGAGGCGAAGCCGATAAAACCAACGTACACATGAGAATGCGAGAAGGCTACGAAGTAGTCAATCCTGCTGAAGTTGTTGGGTATGATTTACCCACAATTGATGAAGGATCTCACGCTGGAACTGTGGGCGTAGGTGGATTAATGCTTGCTAAAATTCCAGATGAAACGGCAGAAGAAAGAAACGCATACTTCCAAAATCGAACTGAAAACCAAATGAATGCGGTTGACAACGATCTTATGAAGGATGAACATCCCTCTATGCCTATTTCTAATGAGAGGAAAAGTAAGGTGACATTTGGCGGCTCTAATAAATAGAGCCATTATGATTGTGTTTTAAGGAGAAAATAAATGGCGAATCAAGACGCCCCTTTTGGACTCCGCTATGTTCGCAATATCCAGGGGAACTACAATTCTTCTGGTCAGTCTCGTTATAGGATAACGACTGCTGACGCGACTAACACTACTAAGATCTATGCGGGTGACATTGTTACCCAAAATACGGCTGGTATTGTTACTCGGATTGCTCGCGCAGATGGTGGATCCGCTACTTCCGACATTATTGTCGGTGTGTTTAACGGCTGTTTCTATACAGATCCAACGACCAGTACTCCTACTTGGAGTAATTACTGGCCTGGAAATGCAGCGACCGATGCAATTGCTTTTATCTTTGACCATCCTATGGATGTGTTTGAAATTCAAGCAGACGCAGCGTTTCCGATTGCAGATCTGTGGGGGAACTTCGACATTGTTGATAACACTGGTACTGGTAGTACAGATTCAGGTCTCTCTTATGTAGAGCTTGATGTTTCTACTGGTGCTGCAACAGCGACGTTGCCATTAAAAGCCCTGGATATATCTGGTGACCCAGACAATTCAGATGTAGGTTCAGCCAATACTAACGTGCTTGTCACCATTCAGAATCATCTGTTTGGCCAGAAGCAAGTTGGTTTAGCTTAAGGAGTTAATATATGGCTATTTCAAGAGCCCAATTAGCCAAAGAGCTAGAGCCTGGCCTCAATGCTTTATTTGGTATGGAATATGCACGTTATGAAAACGAGCATGCAGAAATTTACGAAACAGAGTCTTCTGATCGAGCATTCGAAGAAGAAGTACTTATCGTAGGTTTTGGTGACGCAAAAGTTAAGACCGAAGGACAAGGCGTATCTTACGATAACGCTTCTGAAGGTTTTACAGCACGCTACACGCATGAGACCGTGGCTTTGGCCTTTGGTCTTACCGAGGAAGCTGTTGAAGACAATCTGTATGACCGCCTTGGCGCTCGTTATACTAAGGCTTTGGCCCGTAGTATGGCGCACACTAAGCAGGTTAAAGCAGCTAACGTTCTTAACAATGCGTTTAACACTAGCTTCGCGGGTGGTGATGGTCAGCCTTTGATCAGCACAGCACACCCTCTTGCGTATGGCGGTACTTTGGCAAATCGGGCAACTACTATGTCTGATTTGAACGAGACTTCGCTTGAAAACGCATTGATCAGCGTATCGACTTTTGTTGATGACCGAAGCATGATCTTGGCCCTTCAGGGAACCAAGTTGATTGTTCCGCCTCAGCTTCAGTTCGTAGTTGATCGTTTGCTTGATACCCCAGGACGCGTAGGTACTGCGGACAATGACATCAACGCAATCAAGAACATGGGTCTGTTACCGCAAGGTTACGCAGTCAACCATTTCTTGTCTGACAATGATGCATGGTTCTTGTTGACCGACTGCCCTGATGGGTTTAAGCACTTTGAAAGAAGCCCGATTTCAACTTCTATGGAAGGTGATTTCGATACAGGCAATGTTCGATACAAAGCTCGAGAGCGTTATAGCTTCGGGTTTAGTAACCCACGTTGTGTGTTTGGTTCACAAGGCGCTTAATGTTTCATGTGAAACAAAAAAAAGAAAAAGGTGGTCTTTTGGCCACCTTTTTTTTATTCTAAGATATAGATTCTGAGACAAATTAGCCCCAGTAACCGGCTCAGCGGACGTTACGAAGATACTTGGGCGAATCCTTTCGTAAGAGGTGACCATAATGGCGCAAACTACTTTTTCTGGACCCGTTAAATCCTTAGCTGGTTTTATTACTGCCGGTGTAAACAGTAGTGTTAGCTTATCTGCTGACACCACACTAACCGTTGCAGCTCACGCTGGTAAAATTATTTTATTGAACGATGCTGACGGCAAGTTTACTTTGCCCTCAATTTCTTCAGCTACACCAAATGACCCTACTTCTCCCGATCAAGCAAACAACATCGGCGCTTCTTTCTACTTTTATGTAGAAACCGCAGCAACCGATCTTGATATCTTGACTGACGGCACTGATAAATTTGTTGGTGCTGCAATGGTCGCTGTAGATGACGGCGCGAAGAAAGCATTTATCCCTGCAGCATCTAACGATGTTATGACCCTAAACGGATCTACAAAAGGTGGTCTTGTGGGCAGTGTTGTTCAGGTAACTGCTATCGACGCTGCTACTTATTTGGTACACAACACGTTATTGCTAGGCTCTGGAACGATTGTTACTCCTTTT